GAAGAGGTCGCAAGGCAAAGAGCTGAGCGCCGTGGTGTGTCGAATGAACGGACAAGGAGAGGACTGCAGCCAGTACCTCGCGTTCATGAGATTTCAAGACTTGGTTGGTCTATTGCTTAAAGCCGGTTACGGCGATATACAGACAGATTCGGTACAATTAGAACCTGAAAGATGCGCAATGTGCGGATCGTGGAAGTTGGAAAATGTGCCATGTATAACGTGCCAAAAGGTAACCAAAGGTAACCATGCCGATTTATGAGTTCGAGTGTGACAACGAGTTATGCGAGGCGAATGCTCGCTATGACAAGGAGTTAAAAATAAATGAACCACATGACGTCGATTGCCCGTTTTGCGGGTCAACAATGCGCAAGATTTACAGCTCAGTTCCAGCACATTTCAAGGGCTCAGGATTCTACACAACAGATTCTAAATAAGACACGCGGTTTGACCAGCACTTTTAGTTTTGTATTTGACACCGCTGGTACACTCTGGGCTAGAGCCCTTCAGGGGCTCAGAGCAAGCCGCTTGCGAATAGCTTGCTCGGTAGCACTCGTTATTGGGATATCTCTATGCTTACCTATGGGTAGCGCAAGTAGTGGCTCAATAGATGCCATAAACCCAAAGACTTATATCAAGTTATCTATGGATCATAAACAAGCTAATTGCCTACTTACGTTATATGGCAAAGAGTCAGCATTTAACCAATATGCAATAGGTAACCTCAAAGGAAAGTATCATGTATATGGGATACCACAGTTAAAGAACCCACTTATATATGAGAAGTCTGCTATAGAGCAGGTACGATATGGCATTAAGTACATACATCATAGGTACAATGGTGATACATGTATGGCACTACATCATTGGAAAGTATGGGGTTGGCATTGAGTAGCAGACGCGGTGATCCTAGATTGAGTAGGGACTATAAGCGTGTGCGATTGCAGGTGCTGGCACGTGATGGTTATGTGTGTGTATATTGTGGACAAGATGGGACTACAGTCGATCACATCATACCAATTCACAAAGGTGGTGATCCTGTAAATATGGATAACCTTGTGTGTGCATGCCGTAGATGCAACAGCTCTAAAGGTTCGCGTTCAGAAGGGGTTTTTTTGCAGCGCCAGAGTACCCCCCCTGTCTTTATCGACAATATCTCTCCAATGCGCTCGGTCATGGCCGAGGACACACCTTTTACAGCCAGACCGATAGGTAATTGAGCCAGTCATGGCGGCGCGTAAGCAGAAGCTACGAGGGGCAACGAAACCACGGCTATTCAGCCCAGCACTCAAGGGTGAATCTAAGCTTCAAGACGTAAAAGATTTGTGCCAGATTATCGAGATGCCGTTACTGCCTTGGCAGGAACATGTTTTACGCGACATGCTGGTTGTGGACAAGTCCGGCAACTGGGTTCGCAAAACTAATCTGCTTCTCATTGCTCGGCAGAACGGCAAGACGCACTTGGCGCGTATGTTGATCCTTGCGCACCTGCTTAAATGGGATTCCAAGAACATTTTAATCATGTCCTCGAACAGAGCCATGGCTTTAGACACATTTCGACAAGTAGCGCAGGTATTGGAGAGTAATGACCATCTCAAAGGGTTCGTCAAGCAAATTAGGTACGCCAACGGAACTGAGTCTATTGAAATGTTGGACGGAAGAAGGCTTGACGTTGTTGCGGCAACTCGAGACGGCTCTCGCGGAAGAACTGCGGACTTCCTATTCATCGACGAGCTTCGAGAAATTAACGAAGAAGGATATAGAGCGGCAATCCCTACAACTCGAGCGCGTCCAAATTCTCAGACGCTTCTTACCTCTAATGCAGGAGACGCTTTCTCGACAGTCCTAAATGGCATGCGAGAAAGAGCTTTAGAACACCCGCCTAAGACCTTTGGGTTCTATGAATACTCAGCACCGCAATATTGCAAGATTACAGACCGAGCAGGTTGGGCTCAAGCCAACCCAGCACTCGGCTATACCATTACAGAGGAGACCCTTGAAGAAGCAGTCGCAACATCACCTATTGAAAATACCCGTACGGAGCTTCTATGCCAATGGATCGACTCCCTTAGCTCTCCTTGGACTCATGGTTCTATCGAGGCATGTTCTGATAGCACTCTCGAGATTCCAGTCGGCGGTTACACCGTATTCGGTTTCGACGTCAATCCGAGTCGCCGTAATGCGAGCCTCGTTGCTGGTCAGATACTCCCAGATGGTCGCATTGGCGTGGGAATACTCCAAACTTGGGACTCGCAAGTCTCGGTAGATGATCTAAAGATTGCAGTCGAGATAAAAGCGTGGGCCGACCAATATAAACCGCGACAAATCTGCTATGACAAGTACGCCACCCAGACTATTGCAGAAAGGCTGTCAAATAGCGGTTGTGTTGTCCAAGATATATCAGGTCAGCAGTTCTATCAAGCATGTACGGATCTAAAAGACTCGATGGATAACTTGCGTTTAGTCCATAAGGGTCAGGAAAACTGGATTCAACAGATGAATAACTGTGCAGCTAAAACAAACGACTCGTCATGGCGTATTGTGAAGCGTAAATCAGCTGGCGATATATCTGGGGCTATTGCAACTGCCATGGTTGTGTCGATGCTTATGAAACCACAACAGATGGCGATGATATACGCTGGATAATCTATATGTAGTGTATAATTGCACTCTATGGCAATCTTTGGGCGAAATAAAAAGCAATTAACAGCGCAGGTCAATCCAGCTGTCTATGACGCGCCATTCGGTTCATCTTATGCAATGGGCATGGGTGGCTGGAATAACTGGGCTTCTCCAATCGATCGCCAATCTGCGGTTTCTGTTCCAGCCGTCAATCAATGCCTCAATCTTATTAAAGGCACTATTGCCACAATTCCGCTAGAAATGTATTCACTTAATACAGGCGAAGAATTAGCAATGCCAGTTTGGGTACGTCAGCCAGATTCACGCGCTCCACGATCTGTAACGATTGCGTGGACTGTCGATTCTCTTATTATGTTTGGTCAGGCTTTTTGGCGCGTTACTTCAGTTTATGCAGACGATAATCGTCCAGCATCATTTGAGTGGATTCAGAATAACCGCGTTACAACTAAACTTGACACATTAACTCAAGAAGTAGAATATTATATGGTCAATGGAACTAAAGTTCCAGATTCAGGCGTTGGATCACTCGTTACATTCCAAGCATTAGACCAAGGACTTCTAGTTCGTTCCCAGCGACTTATTAACTCTGCAATTCAGGCTGAAGAAGCTGCTAACGTCGGCATTTCTTCTCCACAACCAACTGGCTATCTTAAGAACTCAGGTGCAGACCTTCCAGATGGACAGATTCAAGGACTTCTTAATACTTGGAAGCAAGCCCGCAAGAATCGTTCAACTGCTTACCTGACTTCTACTCTTGAATACGTTCCAACGTCATATTCTCCAATGGAAATGACTTACAACGATTCTATCGAAGAATTAGCGGCTCAGATTGCTCGCGCATTTAATATCCCAGCACACATGATTAACGCAGAGCATAATCGCTCATCTACTTATCAAAACGTACTAGATTCACGCAAAGAGTTCTTTGCTTATTCTTTAGCCCCATATATCTGTGCCATCGAAGACCGCTTGTCTCTCGATGACCTTACTCCTCGCGGTCAGGTTGTGCGATTCGCCGTAGATGAAACCTTCCTACGAGCCAACCCTCAAGATCGCCTTGCTGTGACAGAGAAACTTCTATCACTTCAGCTCATATCTTTAGATCAAGCCAAAGAAATGGAAGGACTTGCGCCCGACGGCTCAGAATCTTCCTACACAACCAATGCCCCTAGCGGAGCAGAAACGGAGTCAGTACCAGATGCTACTGAACTTTAGTTCCCAGATGATTACAGCGGCAGATGGAGAACGCCGCATTATCGCAGGACAGATTGTGCCTTTCGGCGCAGTCGGCAACACTTCTGCTGGTAAGACAATTTTCGAGCGCGGCTCAATCCAGATTCCTGTACCTTCTAAGATTAAGTTACTTGCGCAACACAATACGAATGATCCTATTGGTCGCGCCAAGTCTTTCAATGAGACCGCTAACGGCATCGATGGAGTGTTTAAGTTAAGCGCAGCAAGCAAGGCAACAGATTATTTGCTTATGGCTTCAGAAGGACTTATCGACGGACTTTCTGTTGGTGTTGAAGTTCTTGCGTCAAAAGAAATGAAAGATGGCACATTAGTCGTCACTTCAGCAATTCTCAAGGAAGTTTCATTGGTGGAATCACCGGCATTTACCGAGGCTCGCGTCCTCGAAGTAGCGGCACAAGCTGCGGAAGATGAAATGGTCGAGCAAACTCTCGAACAAATCGAAGATGAACAAATCGCGAAGATTTCTGAAGCAGTCAAGGTTCTCGAGGAAACTCAGAAGATTGAAAGAGCTTTAGAACAAACCGAAACCCAAACAGAAAGTGAGGCAGCTGTGTCAGAAGATACAACTCCCGCAACAACTGAGGCAGCAGCAACAGCAGAAGCCTCACGCCCAGTCATTAAGGCAGCAACTCCTTATGGCGAAGGTGTGACTCGTGTTCGTCACGGAATCACATCTATGGGTCGCTACACAGAGCACAAAATCAAGGCAGCACTTGGCGACAACATTTCACGCGAATGGGTTGCTGCGTCAGAAGACCGCAGCCTCATCGCAACAGATGGAACAATGTCATCTAACCCTGCGTTTAACCCAATCCAGTACCTCTCAAACTTTGTGTCTAACACAAACTTTGGACGTCCAACAATCGACGCTGTAACTCGTCAGGCTGCACCTGCTTCAGGTATGCAGATCAACATTCCCGCATTGGTAACATCAGCTGGTGGCGGTTCTGATACTGCTCCAACAGTTGCTTCAAACCCAATTGACGGAACAGCACCTTCAGATACAGCAATGACTTCTGCATACGAGACAGTAACTTTGGCTCGCTACGCAGGACAGCAGACTGTGGACTTGGCTCTTCTCGAGCGTTCAGACCCAATCTTCTTCGACCAACTTGCTATCCAACTTGAGCGCGCATACCGCCTAGCAACTGACTCAGCAATGATTGCTGCTCTTACAGCACAGGGAACACAAGCTGCAACTAAGGCTGGCTCAATCGCTGGTCTTATTTCATACATCGGCGTAGAAGCTCCTGCAGCATATAAGGGTTCTTCATACTTCGCATCAAACATCGTAACTAACACCGACTGGTGGTCACAACTAATCGGTGCAGTCGATACAACAGGACGCCCAATTTTCAATGCTTCACAGCCATGGAACGCAGGCGGCGTATCAACACCAACTTCAATCAAGGGCAACGTCCTCGGACTTGATCTCTACGTTGATAAGAACGTAACAGCTGGTCTTATTGATGAGTCAGCGTTCATCATCGCTCCTGAAACAGCAATGTGGTTTGAAACACCAGAAGCGTTCTTCTCTGTGAACGTCGTTTCAAACATGGCTGTACAGACAGCAATCTACGGCTACGGCGCAGGCAAGGTTCTTATCCCTGCGGGTGTTCGTCGCTTCAACCTCACATAAGCAAGAGGTAACTAAGTACGCCGACGGGCGGGGCAGAGCCCTTCCCCGCCCGTCCGGTCTTTAGAAAGGATTAGATATGGCAGCCACATACGTCACAGCCAACGAGCTTCGCTCTGTCCTTGGCGTCGGTACGCTATACCCAGACTCTGATCTTGAACTTGCTTGTCAGACAGCAGAAGACACACTCAACCAATATCTTTGGTTCGATTCTTACCCAGTCATCGGTTGTACAGTAGTTAGCAATAAATGTACATTGGTATTATCGGCTCCTGCTACTTTCACGGTAGGACAAACCATTACTGTTTCAGGTGTTGGAACTTCATATAATGGCAGCCGTACAATCACAGCGACTTACCCATGGACTAATGGTTCAGGTACTTTCCCGCTATTCACATATTTCTTTCCTTACACATACCAGACATTTCCTCGAGGATATTCTTTGGTGCAGTTTAGCGCTACTGGATCAGTTGCAGACGAAAATTATCGCCAAGTAGTTCCATACGGAAAGGCTTTAGGAGCCGACACAAAGGCTGCAGGTTATTCATCAACTCCAGCAATCCGTCAAGCAGCTCTTATGCTGGCTGTGGACGTTTGGCAGGCTCGTCAAGCCCCTTCTAGCGGCGGCGTGTCAGTCGATGGCGTAACACCTAGCCCTTACCGCCTAGGCAACACCATGTTGGCTAAGGTTCGCGGTCTTATCGCACCTTACACAAGCCCAAGATCGATGGTTGGATAATGGCTTCCTCATTATCGACATTACGCAAAGATTTAGGTGAGGCTCTAGCAGCTAATACCGTTTATCAGGTTTTTATCTACCCACCTCAAACTATTCAAGCTAACTCTGTGGTTATCATTCCTGATGATCCATACATTACACCTTCTAATGATTCATGGGCGACAGTCGGGCCGACAGTTAATTTTAAGTTACTTATTACAGTTCCATTATTTGATAACCAAGGTAATCTCATGGGAATTGAGGATGCAGTTGTAACAATGTTTAATGCTCTTTATACAGCTACAAGCGATGGCAATATCGCTTACAACGTAGGTTCAGTATCTCAACCTCAAGTGCTATCTGTAGCTTCTGGAGATTTATTGAGCTGTGAAATGCAAATTACCCTAGTTACGAGTTGGAGCTAAAATGGAATATACCGATATGGCTGCTTGGGCAGTTGAAGAAAAGAACTTCTTGACTAAAATTGGTCAGGTAGAAGAAAAAACAACAAAGACAAAGAAAGACGAGGAATAACCTAAATGGCAGTATTTCTAAACAATCAGGTCGGCGTTAAGGTCAATTCCGTTGATCTTTCAGACCACGTTAATCAAATAACACTTAACCGCAATTTTGACCAGCTTGAAGTAACAGCGATGGGCGATTCAGGACACCGTTTTATCAAGGGTCTTGAAGCTTCATCTATTACACTTGATTTCCTTAACGACACAGCATCAGCGTCAGTTCTACAGACACTACAGGCTGCGTGGGGAACAAACGTAACTGTCGTCCTTTTGCAAAATAAGGGAACAGCGGTTTCAGCGACTAACCCTCTTTACACCATGACATGTCTAATTAACAATACAACAGACATTAACGGCGCGACAGGCGACCTTTCAATGCAGAACGTAACTTGGCAGGTATCAGGTACAATCGCTGTAGCAAACACAGGTTCATTCTAACAAACCAATAAAGGGGCTAACATGGCAAAGCTAAGGGTAACAACTGAAGACAATTTAACGGCTGATTACGAAATCACGCCTTTAATCGAATATGCGTTTGAGCAGTATGCCAAGAAGGGCTTCCACAAAGCTCTGATTGAAGATCAAAAGCAATCCGATATTTATTGGATATGTTGGGAAGCAATGCGTCGTTCAGGTGTAACGGTAAAACCTTTTGGAGAAGGATTTCTAGAAACCCTCAAGACAGTCGAGGTTCTAGAATCTGACCCTTTAGGGTAGATCGGAACTCCCTCACCTATATCGCGACTCGATTGAGTTACGAATTTGGAGTTCCGTTCAACACCATCGTAGAACTATCTCCGATGGCATTTCAATACCATGTTCAGGTATTAAAGGATTTAGCGAAAGCGAGGGAAAATGCCAGTAAAGCTGCAAGGCGCGGTAGCCCTTAGAAAAGCCCTCGCTATCGTTGAACCTACTTTGGCTAAAGAAACTACCAAGGAAATTGCGTCATTTCTCAAGCCAGTTGTAAAACAGGCTCGAGGATATATCCCAAACAACCAGAAGATTATTAGCGGTTGGCTTGTAGCCAACGAGACAGGTACATGGGCTCGCGCAGCTTATGACGTTGGTATTGCGCGTCGTGGCATCACCTACAAAGCAACACCAAGCCGTGTCAATCGTCAAGGTTTTTCTGCCCTTGCTTCTATCTTTAACAAATCCGCTGCTGGCGCAATCTACGAAACAGCAGGACGCAAGTCCGGCATTACTGGAAACTTTACCCCGCGTTTAGGTGGAGAAATTAAGGGCGACAAACAGAAGATGCAAGGTCGCGCCATATTTAGAGCGTTTGAGGAAGACCGTGGCAAAGCTCAAGACGGCGTAGTTAAGGCAATCTTTAAGGCTAAAGATAAGTTTGATTCTATGAAGGATAAGGTCTGATGGCAGATTTAAGAATTGACTTAGCAGCCGAATTTAAGGGCAAGAAGGCTTTCACAGAAGCCGATAAATCTGTAAGCGGATTAGATAAAGCCGTTGGCAAGCTCGGTAAGCAAATTGCCTCAGTCTTTGCAGCACAGAAAGTTCTTGCTTTCGGCAAAGCCTCAGTTAAAGCATTTGCTGAAGATCAAGCGTCAGCTGCTCGTTTGGCTAAAACAGTCGATAACCTTGGTCTTTCTTTTGCTAACCCAGCAATCGATCAATTCATTAAGAAACTCGAAATGCAATCTGGAATTGTCGATGAAACTTTACGACCAGCATTTCAGGCACTTCTAACGACTACTGGTGACGTCAGCAAGTCAATGTCCTTGCTCACCAGCGCAATCGACATTTCCCGAGGTTCGGGTGTTGATTTAGCAACGGTCACTCAAGACCTCGCCAATGGTTACGTTGGAATCACTCGAGGACTTAAAAAGTACAATCTTGGTTTATCTCAGGCTCAGTTAAAATCTAAATCTTTTGAAGAAATTATGGGCTTGCTTAATAAGCAGTTCAATGGAGCGTCAGCAACTTATCTTGATACTTATGCTGGCAAAATGGACACTCTTAATGTTGCTGCCGATAATGCAAAAGAGATAATCGGAAAAGGATTAGTAGATGCTCTTACTGGTCTGGCTGGGCAAAATACAAATGTGCAGGATATTGCTACGGCTATGCAAGGCGCAGCTGATGCGACCGCAAACTTTACTCGAGGCGTAGGGCTTCTTATTGGAGAAATTAAGAAAATTCCCGGACTCGATACACTTGCAAAACTTTTTGAATTATCAGTTAAATATAGTCCAGCAGGTTTAATCTCTAAACTTGGTACTCCTAAAACTGCGCCTACAGGTGGTTATGGCGTAAATACTGGAACTGTCGCAGATTACAAACGCCAGCAAGACGAAAAAGCAGCCGCTAAAGCAAAAGCAGCAGCAGACGCTAAAGCCGCAGCATTGGCTAAAGCATCAGTCAAAGCCCAACAACAATTAACCGCGGAACAGAAAAAACAAGCTGCCCTTAAAAAAGATGCCGGCATATTTGATATGCAACAAATTGAACTTATCGCTGCCTTGAAAGGCAAGTTGTCCGAAGACGATCAAAACAGAGTTAAATTGCAGTTAGCATTACTCGATAACAACGTTGCAGAAGCAGATAGATTGAGCAAGTTGATTCTTATGTCTCAAGATGAAACTGGCAACCTTTACAAGTATTTCTTGTCTATTGGCGATATGACCATTAAGAATCCATTTGCTTTCCTTGATACTTGGCTTGCTGAATTTCAGAAGAAATTGGCTGCAACTTTAGCCATGACAAATACAGCAACAGCAACAACAACAACTTCTGGTCAAGCAACCTTTTCTACTGCTATTGCTGCACTTGGCGTTAAAGCAGGATACGGAGCTGATATTCCTCAAACGGGAACTCCATCAACCATAGCTTCAACCACTTTGGCAAATGGATCTTATGGTATCCAAACAGGTTCTAGTAATTGGGTCGATACTTCAGCTGCGACTGGCAAAAATACTAATGTGCAGGTCGTGGTCAATGGCAACGTGGTAACCGAGCAAGACCTCATCGATGCTATCCAACGTGGATTGCAGACCAACTCGCTTTCAGGTTCACCAAGCGCAATCGGTCGAATTGCAGGTATGTTCGGCTAATGGCATTACCAGCGCAAATATCGGTTTCCTTTGACTATTCCAGCGGTGCTACCTTCAATGGTAACTTTACTCTTGGAGACTCAAAGTTAGGTTTATTGGGTACTGGCACGCTTGCCTCTGACTCACCATCGACCCCAGTAATCGATTTGACCCCTAATACTTATCAAATCTCTATCAAGCGTGACCGCAATCTACAGCGCGACCAATACGAAGCTGGGACTTGCACAGTCAGAGTCCTTGACCCTCTTTCTTACTTTAACCCGCAAAACACAGCTTCTCCTTATTACGGATACCTTCAGCCTTTGCGTAAGGTGCGCGTAGCGGCAACCACAGCAACCACGCAGAAGTTCTTATTCTCTGGTTATGTCACAGAATACCGATATACTTACCCAGTCAATCAGGACACAGGTTACGTCGATTTAATCTGCTCAGACGCTTTCCGCCTATTCCAAATGGCTAACGTAACGACAATTACCAACGCCACCGCAGGGCAGGACACCGGCACTCGAATCAACAAGATTTTGGATCAAGTGTCTTTTCCGTCCAATATGCGCACAATCTCTACTGGGCTTAATACTTGTATCGCAGACCCTGGCACAGCCCGTACAAGCCTTGCAGCCATTAAGAACGCAGAATTCTCGGAGACCGGCGCGTTTTACATGGACGGGCAAGGCACAGCCATATTTAAGAACCGCTCTGAAGTCCTCAACAGCCTCTCTGCGCCTTCCACCTCGTTTAATCAGACTGGCGGTATTCCGTACCGCAACCTGAAGTTTTCTTTTGATGACAAGCTAATTATTAACCAAGCCAACCTTGCCCGTGTTGGCGGTGCTACTCAGGTCGTAACCAACACATCTTCAATCAACAAGTATTTCCCCCACAGCGTTACTCAGACAGACCTTGTGGCTGAGACAGACGCCATCGTTGCGAACATTGCCGCTGAATATGTCGCAACCCGTCAAGAGACTTCAATCCGAATCGATGAAATGGTAATTGACCTGCTGGACACATCAGTTCCAACCGACAAGATGATTAACATGCAGTTCTTTGATAACTTGCTTATCAAAAACATACAACCAGATGGATCACTATTGACCAAGAACCTGCAATGTCAGGGTATATCTTGGGACATTACACCCAACAAAATGATGCTAACAGTCGAAACTCAAGAACCTATCGCTGACGCGTTCGTCTTAGATTCAGCGTTTTACGGTATAATTGGGACATCGACGTTCGCTTACTAGGAGAATAAACACATGGCAGCAGGATTTCCAGCTAAAGCGAACTACGCGACAGGCGACATATTAACCGCAACAAACATGAACGACCTTGCAGGTACGCTCAACCTCGTAACTTCATCAACTTTATCGGTATCTGCTGGCAAGAACGCAGTCATTAACGGCGGTTTTGACGTATGGCAACGCGGTACATCAGTATCTATTGCTGCTTCTGCTGGTACTACCTATTCAGCAGACCGCTGGTGCGGATACACAGGTACAGGGCAAGCAATCACCGTTTCACGCCAAGTCACAGGTGACACTACAAATCTTCCAAATATTCAATATGCTATGCGTTTTCAAAGAAACTCGGGACAAACTGGAACGAATACGCTGGACATTTCGCAATCAATGGAAACAATTAACTCAATTCCTTATGCTGGTAAAACCGTAACATTATCTTTTTATGCTCGTGCGGGTGCAAACTTTTCCAGCGCGGCAAATGCCCTTACTGGCTTGGTTGTGACTGGTACTGGTACCGACCAAAATCAGCGAAGCACATACACAGGACAAGCCATCGCTATTAATTCAACTTCAACATTGACAACAACATGGCAGCGTTTTACAGCAACTGCAACCCTTCCTGCAACCATGACAGAAATGTCAGTCAATTTTGAATATACCCCTACTGGCACAGCGGGAACTAATGATTATTTTGAAGTCACAGGCGTCCAGCTTGAACTAGGATCAACTGCGACTTCTTTTGCTCGCAATGGCGCAACTTATCAGGTTGAACTAGCTGCTTGCCAGCGTTATTATTTTAGAACTGTAGCCGATACTGTTTATGGGTTACTTGGTTTTCAAACTGCAAGAAGTACGACAGTAGCAGACACGCAACTTCAATGCCCTGTAACTATGCGCGTAGCACCTACGACCTTTGATTCTTCAGGACTTGGTTATTCCCTTTACTTTGGTGGAGCAGGTGCAACAGCCACATCGCTAGCATTAAATACAACCAATACTAATCGTTATGTAGCATCTTTAACTTTAACTTATACAGCAACCACTTTAGTAGCTGGAAGTACTTATCAAACTTTAGCAACTAATGGCTACATAGGATTTGGAGCGGAACTCTAATGCCAGATAAGGTAACTATTCAGAAAATTGAGCTTCTTGATGGCAGTATTGAAGAGCAAGTTCTTATTACCCATGAAGACGGCTCTTTTTCTGGTATGACCAAAGAAGCCTACGAAGCACAACAGGCAACCTCAAAGAAGTGACAAGCCCGTGGCTCTGCAAAGCTGGCGCACAGCTACGAAAGCAGATAAATGATACTTACCCAGACAGAGATAAAAGGAGCGACGGCTGGATTGGCGACGCACGTCATCAGGCAAGCGTTTCTGACCACAATCCTGATCCAAAAGCTAACAACGTCGTCCGTGCCATTGACATCGACTCAGATTTATCTGGAACGCCGAAACCTGACTTCGCCAGCTATCTTGCAGATCAAGTACGAATTTGTGGCAAATCAGACCCAAGATTGTCTTACGTTATTTTTAGATCCCAAATCGCGTCAGCTATCAAAGATTGGATTTGGCGTCCTTATGTGGGGGTTGATAACCACAACAGTCATCTCCATATCAGCTTTACTCCAAAGGGCGACAATGACGGTGCTCCGTTTAATATCCCACTAATACAGGAGAAAAAATGAACCTAAAGAATCCATATATCATCGCCCTTGGCGCATTTCTAGCAGTATGGGGTACAACCTCTAACTTCTCCATCGACTACCGAGCAATCCTTGGTTCAATCGTCGCTGGCGTATTCGGATACGCAACGCCTAAGAAGTAATGAGTGCGCAGGACTACGCGGCATTATCAGTCGCCATCATTTCAGTTCTTGGCGGCGTTGCAGCTTATGTCCAGTTCATGATTAAGCATTACTTAAGCGAACTTAAGCCCAATAGCGGGTCAAGCCTCAAAGACCAGGTATCTCGGTTAGAAGCGCGTGTCGATACAATCATCGAGCTGTTAGGTAAGTAACACTTATCCTATGACAAGGAAACGACCAACCATAGACTTAGATACATACTCGGCTCTTGACGCCTATGCAATAGCGTTAAACGAGTATTACAAGGCTTTGCGCAAGGCTGGCTTTACTGAGACTCATGCGTTCTGGTTACTATCAGATCGCGAATCGTTCCCTGACTGGATTATCCCTAACTTGCCTAACCGCATAGATAACCTACCCTACGAGGACGACGACGAGGACTGATGAAGAAAATCGTAATCCTGAGCGACTTGCAAGTGCCTTTCGAGGACGTACACGTTACTCAGAACATAGCACGATTCCTCAAGACCTTTAAGCCAGACCAGACAGTTACCATCGGTGACGAGATTGACTTTCAGACTATATCAAAGTGGTCAGAAGGTACGCCTCAAGCTTATGAGCAAACCCTTGGCGACGACCGCGACCGCTGCGTAGAACTATTGTGGGAACTGGGTGTCACAGATTGCATACGATCTAACCACACAGACCGCCTCTACAACATCATTATGAAGAAGATTCCGTCTTTTTTGTCATTGCCAGAGCTGCGCTTTGAAAAGTTTATGAAGTTTGACGAGCTTGGCATTACCTTCCACAAGAACCCTATGGCGATTGCTCCTAACTGGATTGCAGTCCATGGCGACCATACGCCCATAAAGCAACTAGGGGGTCTATCAGCCCTTGAAGCAGCCCGTAGGCACGGCAAAAACGTCATTTCCGGACATACCCACAGAGCAGGGCGTAGTGCTTTCACAGAAGCCTCTGGAGGGCGTTTAGGGCGTGTTTTACATGGTGTCGAGGTAGGAAACCTTATGGACTTTAGACAAGCCTCATACACCAAGGGAACGGCTAATTGGCAGCAAGCTTTCGCCATCATGTATGTCAAGAATTCTAACGTCCAAGTGGACATCATTAACATTGAAAAGAACGGCACGTTCATAGTACAAGGCAAGGTCTATGGAAGGGTTCGCTAGACCAGACTTTGGCGATGAAACTGTGGACGAAATCGTTATCGTTTCGTTATCAAAGTTTGGCTTCTGTCGCATACATCTGCTGTAATACTTCTGCCGTACACGAGATACGGGTACAGAAGGGCTCACATGAATATAGATCATGCATTACTACTCATGGCAATCACAGCTGGATTCTTTGGCTTTTTGATTGGCTATGCAAAGGGACACGAACACGGCAAGATTGCTGGTCGTATCGCTTATCGCAAGACACAGCGCACACTCGAGCAGGTTGGTCGATGAACGCCCGTGACTACCTCAACCAAGCTCGAGCCATTATACAAGAACGAGGAAGTGATTACGGTCACCCTCAAGACAATATGCAGCGCACAGCCTCACTCTGGAGCGCATACCTCGAACTGCCAATTACTGACTATCAGGTGGCAATGTGTATGGCGTTGGTCAAGATTGCACGAAGCATGGAAACTGCAAAAACAGACACTTACATCGACCTCGTTGCGTACACGAGCTTAGCCGCGCAGCTGCACACAGAGGAGAATGAGCTTTATGTTTAATTTAGAAGATTATGAGACAGTTGAAGAACGCCTAGTGAAGTTCTGGAAGGATTACAAAGATGGTCAAATACACACGAAACTCTTGGAATCAAGTGCAGGACGATTTATCGTTGAGGCTTCTATTTACCGAACAGAAGCTGATGCTCGACCTTGGACTACTGGGTTGGCTGAGGAGACCATACAGGGCAGAGGCGTTAATGCTACTTCTGCGCTTGAAAATTGCGAAACTTCTGCTATCGGTCGTGCGCTTGCTAACGCGGGATATGCCACTAAAGGTAAACGAGCATCGAGAGAAGAAATGGGCAAAGTTGCAAAGTTGGCAGTTGTAAAAGAAACCATCGAAGCTACTAAAGCAAAGATGGCAGAAACAGCCGCAGAGTATGTTCCAGTAGCAAAGGCAGATGATCCTTGGACAACTTGGGAACACCCAGCACCTCAGACTATGGAAACAGCAGTCGAGATGGTGAAATCAACACTTGGAGGCACAATGCCAGACGAGAGCTGTATTCATGGGGCTCGAATATGGAAGACTGGCGTGAGTAAGGCTGGTAAGCCATGGGGTCATTGGCGTTGTATTAACCAAACAACCAGCGGTTCAGCTGCGGGAGCAGACGATAAGTGTGAACCAATTTGGTATGAGATTAAGCCAGATGGATCATGGGGAAAGCGCGCATAATGGGACATATACAGTTTCTTAATCAAGATGGAGAATGGGAATCATTTCCTAATGAAGAACAGGAAGCCAATCTACGCGAAAACGCACAGCTGCTAGAAGAATTGGGTTATGCCCTCATTTGTCAGCTTTGCAATAAGTTTCCTAATCGAACACAGATTCGCCAGCGATACTTAAAACATGAGTGGACTTGCGAAGCTTGTGGCACTATAAATTCTGCTGGCAAGGCATAACCTAATCTATGTCCCAAAGCAGAAAACACCGAGGCTATCGCACCGAGCGAGTAATTGAATCCTATTTATCGCAATGGTGGGAGAACGCTAGCGTCGGAAGAGGGGCTGGAAAAGATATTCACAATGTGCCTTTCGACTGTGAAATCAAAGCCCGGACAGAGTTCCAGCCTCTCGCGTGGTTGAAACAAGTTACCAAGAGAGCGTCAGCTTCCAAGGAGCTGCCGTTTGTGGTGTGCCGTATGAATGGTCAGGGTGAAGATGCTGCCGAGTATCTTGCCTTTATGCGGTTTGGTGACTTGGTTCAACTATTGCTCAAAGCAGGTTACGGAGATATTCAGACAGATTCGGTACAATTAGAGCCTGAAAGATGCGCAATGTGCGGATCATGGAAATTGGAGAATGTGCCGTGTCAAACGTGTCAAAAGGTAACCAAAAGTAACCATGCCGATTTATGAGTTCGAGTGTGACAACGAGTTATGCGAGGCAAATGCCCGCTATGACAAGGAGTTAAAAATAAATGAACCACATGACGTCGATTGCCCGTTTTGCGGAAGCACAATGCGCAAGATTTACAGCTCAGTTCCAGCACATTTTAAGGGCTCAGGATTTTACACAACAGATTCGAAATAAAAGAAACGCCGTTCTGACCAGCACTTTTAGTTTTGTATTTGACAGCGCTGGTACACTCTGGGCTAGAGCCCTTCAGGGGCTCAGAGCAAGCCGCTTGCGACTAGCTTGCTCGGTAGCACTCGTTATTGGGATAACTCTATGCCTACCTATGGGTAGCGCAAGTAGTGGCTCAATAGATGCCATAAACCCAAAGACTTATATCAAGTTATCTATGGATCATAAACAAGCTAATTGCCTACTTACGT